TATTCACGTACATGGCTCACGTCTTGCCATCCACGAAACGAAATGCAGCAAGAACTTAGAAACAGTTCAGACTATAGATTTCGACACTGAATTTTTCAACGGAAAGAAAATTTTGGTTTTTGATGATATTTTGACACAAGGCTATTCCTATGCAAAGTTTTCGTGTGCGCTTGAAAGAATGGGAGCAGCCGTAATCGGTGGTTTTTTCTTAGGTAAAACTTTATTATTAAACTAATTAATATTTACAATTATGAAAGATTTATTTGAAATGTGTGACGAATGCCGCCACCTAAGTGACGCAGAAGTAGTTTATCAAATTACTAACTCAGAGAAAACATCAAAAGAAGTAGAAAAAATGTTGTTACAGTCTGATAATGTAACTATAGAAGAAATTTGTCAGACACTCACACCGGCACGGAGAGCGATGGCGATGGCAGTAATAGAACTTTATAAACGTATGCAGAGCCGAAAAGCAGACAACAAAGTAATTAAATGTAGCGAAGATATTTATAATGTCATGCATAGATATTTACAGAATTTAGACCATGAGGAATGTTGGGTAATCTTTTTGAACCAAAGCAGCCGAATAATCCGTAAACAACGTGTTTCAGTTGGTGGACTTGCAAGCACGCAGGTAGATATAAGGTTAATTCTTCGTGAAGCACTGAAAGTTTGCGCCACTTCTTTGATATTGGTACATAATCACCCAAGCGGAAACGTTAGACCAAGTTCAGACGACGACAGACTAACAATGGCATTGCAGCAGGCTTCAAAAATACTTAATATAAAGATGTTAGACCACGTTATTTATGCGGACTGTAATAACTATAGTTACGCAGACGATGGACGACTGTAGGGCATCTGTGAGGCTGTAGCAGTATGTTTAGGGTAGGTGGGTAGCTATGTAGCCGCCCGCCGCCCGATTTTCCCGTTTATCACTACGTTGACGGAAAAATCGGGCGGCGGGAAATAAGGTATTTTGTTTTCATACGCAAAAAGTTTGCGAGTTCTAACGCTATGTTATAGCGATTGTTTGTCCTATTATAATGTTACTAATGTACATAATTTTGTAAATAAAAAAGGTTATGATACAGTTTATTACAAGGTTTCTACAGAGTTATGGATACGATACAACCAAAGATTTTGCATTGTCGGTTGCTCCTTCATTTAAATATGGTTTACAATCGGCTTCAGTTTCTTTAAGTGTGGCTTTTGCCGTTATTACTGAGTTTACAGGTGTAGGTCCTACTCTTGCACTTGCCATGTTGGTTGCAGTAGTAACAGAGATGTGGACAGGCATGAAAGCTTCAAGGATTTCCGGAAAACATTTTGAAAGTTTCCGTTTTTCCAGGTGTATCATAAAGTTGTGTATATGGTTGTCTATAATATTTATAGTTCATTCCTTCTATAAGGATTTTTCTCTTTCTCACGATATTTTCAATGTTATAGCTTCAATATTCTTCAATATAGTGAAACTATTTATTATGATGTGGTTTGTCATAGAGCATCTTATATCAATCTTGGAAAATCTGGCTGTCATAGATGGCAAGCCAAAAGAAGCATTGGTTAGTAAACTGGAAGATTGTTGGGATGATGTCACTAAAGTTTTTAGAAAGAAAATTAATGAAAAATAATCTGTTTCATTTTTTTATATACTTGGGTTTATTCCTTTTGGGATTTATCGCTGGTAAATGGTGGTTTTCTGATGATGATCATATTCCAATTCATTCCATATCTGACCCTATTGTCATCAGAGACACCATTATTGGCGATATCCCCAAACCTGATACTATGTATGTTCAGGTTCCGGTTGATATTGATACAGCAGCTATCATTGAATCATACTTTACCAAGTTAAACTATAATGATACAATTATTGATTATCCGGAGCTTAAAGTTTCTCTATCTGATATTATTTATCAGAATTCATTATATGACCGTAAAGTCTATATTGATTACACACGCCCGGTACCGAATAAATTAAATGCTTTGTCTGTTGGAGCAGATTTCAGTTGTAACAGTTTACCGGTATATATGTCTTTCAGGAGAAATAGAGTGACATATAAACTTGGATATGATTTCTTTAATAAGGCCTTAGTTGGTGGACTCTCTTATGATTTATGGCAATGGTAATTCAAGGTATTTACAATAATAATAAATATTTTCTGGCGGATATTCCTGATATCGATGTTAGAAATTGTGTTGGTGAACTTACTGTAGTGGTAACGATTGACTCTGATACTGTTACAGAAGTATATTCGCCAGATAATAATATGGTTGTTAAAATTCAGGGATTATACGAACTGCTTTGCTCATATTTCTCATTACCGGATTTCAGTATTTATTCGAATGAATATATTATGGATCCGAAAACAGTTCAATTTAAGTTTACTGATTCATCATCTTCAACTACAGTTTCTATATCGGTTTTCTTTTCTAAAGCTGAACTTGGATATCAGCCAGGTGACGATTATGTTTTTTTGTCAAGATATAAAAGTATTAAGACAGCAGCATCGAGAAAAGAATATATATCTTTCCATAAGATTGACCAATCCCGGCTACAATTAGGTGTTGCGTACATAAGTTCCGGAAAGGCAAAATATAAGTTGGTTGACCTGTCTATGAGAACATCATATGGCTGTCTGTATTCCCGTCTTGTATCTGTTAATAAGGTAGCTCAAGATGCAGGTGTTGGTGCTTCAACAATTTTATTCTATGACTTGAAATTGTATGTTTCCGATACTTTGCGTGATCACGTCAAATACGAGGTTGATAATAACTTATATCCTAATGAAACCAATTTCCTGTATTATAATCCTTTTGGTCTGCCTGAATCAATGAGTTTTTTAGGATATGTTGATTTAACTCCATCGTATGATGGTGATATCAATGTCTTTCAGGGATATTCCAAAAGGCAGTCATCTAAGGTAAAGGATATAAAGAAGGTTTATTCTGGTTTTATTTCTGAAGCAAAGTACAATGCTGTTAAAGATATGCTGGTATCTGATATGCTTTATACGTACAGTAACGACACTTTCAGAGAGATTGTTGTTGATGATGTAGAAATGGAGCATACGGTACCAACAAATGAAGTGAAAGGTGTATCAGTTTCCTATTATCCGGCACGTGTTAATCATGCTACATTTGAGAGAACTCCAAATTTGAAAAACAGAATCTTTGATAAAACATTTGACCATACATTTGATTGATATGAAAACTATTAGACGAAACTTGGCTTTGGCCGATATGGATATCAGAACAGACGAAGAAGGAAAGAAACGTATCTTCAGTATTAAGTTTGTAAGTAACGAGGGTAAGCTTTATTATATTCCTCAGGCATACGCCTGTGGTGCAGGAAAGATGAATCATAAGGAATTCCAGATACGAGGTGTTCAACCTTGTGATTGTAAAGGTAATCCGGAAGGACATCCATATCCTGTTAACATTGATCAGATTCTTGAATACAATAAAATGAAAATCATTTTTTGATATGGAAATACTATATAATTCTAAAGGATATCCTCTTATGATGACCAGTAATTTTATATATGGCGAGACTACTGGTGCTCCATCAGCAGATGAGTTGAAGCGTAAGAATATTCTTATGCCATACGACATGCAGAATATAACTTACATAGATGTAGATGGATATCAGGTTTCACCATGGGGTGAATCAAATGATTTTCCTCAGTTGGCCGCAAAAGAAATTGAAGGTGCGAGTGTCCTTAATACCGGATTGAAATTTCTTCGTAACCTGACTCTTGGCCAAGGTATTTATCCGTGCATTGTAGAGGGGTATGATGATAACGGCAATGAGGTGTTGAAACCGATAGAAGATGCAAAAGTAAAAAGTTTTGTAGCATCACGTATGGTACGCAGATATATGGAAAAAGTTCTGCGTGACTACCTTAAATTCGGTAATGGTGCAGTTCACTTCGTTCCTGGTATGAATGGTGGAATTATCGGTTTGAATCCTGTTAATGCGTTATGGCGCAGATATACTAAGTTCGGTAATATTTCTGAATCAAAGTGTCTTGTTTCAGGATATTGGCCAGATACTCCTTTTTCCGGTCAATATCAGGTTCTTGATGTCTTGTCTGAATATGATCCGGATATGCATGCTGATATATTGAACTTTTTAGGCAAGATGAAGAATGGTTTTATCTTTCCGATACGTGACAGTTGGAGCAATAATGATTTGTATGGTATGCCTATATGGTGGCCGGCATATGTGCTTGGATGGGTTGAGATAGCACATCTTATTCCTGCATTTCTAAAGAAAGCATACCGCAATCAGGTTACATGGAAATGGCATGTTCAGATACCATACTCATACTGGGAAAAGAAATATCCGGAGCAGGATTATACACCGGAACAGCGCAAGGAAGAAATTCAGAAGTTCATGGATAAAACAGAACAGAATCTGTGTGGTCTGGAAAATGCAGAAAAACCTATATTCTCAAATTATGCAGTCAATGAGATGAACGGACGTATTGAAGAAGAATGGAAAATCACACCGTTGGCCAACAAATATCAGGGCAGTGATAATCTTCCTATTTCGGCTGCTGCCAACTCTGAAATTCTGTTTGCACTGATGGTTAATCCAAATGTACTTGGTGCCGGTATGCCTGGTGGTACTTATGCCGGTAATCAGGGTGGATCTAATATACGTGAAGCCTTTCTGGTTAATATCGCAAACAGTTGGATTGACAGACAGAATATTCTGGATCCTTTGGAACTGTTCATACGCATGAACGGTTTACCGGATTGCCAGTTGAGATTTAGAAATACAATTTTAGTAACACTTGATTCCGGTTCCGGAACAAAGAGAACTCTTAGTTAATATGATTTTTTCAGCAGATAAATGGGATAATGGTGCAGAAATAAAACGATACGTTAATGTTTCTGCTGCTATCAGCTTCAAGAAGATGGAAAATCCTCTGAATAATGCTTTTCAGTTATTTCTTGTGCCTGTTCTTGGCTTGCCTATGGTTGATGAACTTATAGAGATATATAAGTTCGGACCTAACCCGAACGTACTTGAGAGTGGTTCGGAAAGAGCGACAGACAGAGAAAAGAATGATGCCGAGTTATTACGGCTATGCCAGTATGCTAACGCAAACTTGGCTTTCTGGTATGACTTTGATGCTATCAATGTGCGTATAACTGATGCAGGTTTCCAGCGCCAGGCGAGTGAAAACAATACTTTTGCTCCGGCTTACAAGTATCAGGAAGACAAACTTTGTCAGAACTTTAAGAATAAAGGTTTTAATATGCTTGACCAGGTAATAGATTTCCTGTTTGCGCATATAGATATATATCCTGAGTTTTCATTCTCACAAACATATCGTACACAGACTTCTGCCATAGTCCGTACTACGGCAGAAGTAAACGATATATATTTCATTAATAACAGTCGTCTGATATTCCTCAGGCTCCAGAATCATATCCGTTTCGTTGAAGAGATGCACTAAAAGCCGGTTATCGGTGAAAAACTATACAATCAATTATTGACATGGCTGGCAGATGGCAATAATAATGATGATAAGGATATTGAACAGCTTCGATTGTCTTGTGCGAGATATATAGTTTCTCTTGCAGTCAAAAGACTGTTGACTGAAACAGGCTCAATCACAGATAGAGGTCTTTACTTTACTACAGTTCAGCAAGGTAAGAATGGCAATGAAGTAAAAGAACCGGTTTCCGTTGATAGATTGTCTGTTATGGTACAGAATCTTTCTTGTGATGCTGATATGTATCGTGATGCACTTGCGAGATATATAAGAGTGAAATATTATTATGTAGGTAGTCCTTCTGAGGTTTTCAATAGAGATAATGACAATAAAAAATCATACTGGGTATGAGAACCATTGAGATAGTTAAAAAAGGTATGTTCAGAAACGAACGGGTTAGTTTAAATATACCTGTTAAATGGCCTGAACTCAGTCCGGAACAATTCCTGCTAATAGCAGAATCATTCTGTAAGGATATTTCAGATAAGGATTTTATATCAAGGCTTATGGGATATAATGTAAATAATCTTCCGGATTACTTTATCTATAAAATTTCTGAATGTTTGCAGTTCTTGTACTCATGTGATGCTGGTATCGATAAGTTCTTTATTGAACGATTGCCGGACACAAAGTTTCATGCTCCTGGTCATCGCCTTAAAGGTATGACATTTGAACAGTTTATGCACATCGATACGATGTTCAATAAATATGTTCGTAACAATACAGATGATAATTTGAATATGTTTGTAGCTCATGTTTATATACGGCATGATGAATGTTTTGTCCTACCAGAAGACTATAAAAAACACTTATTTAGCATTCGTAAGAAGAAGCTGTTGCAGCCGACTAAGAATGCAAGGATTATAGCAAACCGAGTTGATAAGCATATTAAGTATGCTGTTTTTCTTAACTACTTACTTATTAAGCACTGGTTGTCTAAATCCTTTCCTTTTCTGTTCCCTGAAGATGATAAACCTTCATCATCGGAAAAGAAAAGCAGGATTAGGATTCCATCAGTCAAATGGTTGGATATTTTCGATTCATTTGTAGGTGATGATATAGCTCAGATGGATAAGTACAGAGCTATGCCGGCCACAACAGCTTTTCGAATAATGAACAGAAGGATAAGGGAATCACAAAAGAATAAGAAATGACATTTATAGAATACATAGAAGATCTGGCTAAAAGACATGTTGATATTAAACATGACCCTGTTAATGCTATACATTTTTTGAGTTCGGAGAATCGTAAACACACTT